TAAACGAAATAAAAAGATTCCAAAAGATAGCAGGACTTTTAAATGAAAATGATTCTGATATATTAGGCAAATTGCAGACTTATATCTCAAATACTTATTTCATAGATCAAGGTTATGGATCAGAAGTTGAAGAAGCTCAAATGGAAAATGATTCTATAGAAAGTGAAATAATTCAAACTAAAGGAGAAAATTACTTAGAGGATTTGAAAAAATATGCAGATCTAGAAACATATAGATCTGAGTATGCAGGACCTGAAGATGTTGAAGAAATAGAACAAGAAATGGAAATACTAGCAACCAAATTAGGATATCCAGTAGATCAACTAAATAATATATAGTAAACTTCAAACAATGAGACTAAACGAAATAAAAAGATTCCAAAAGATAGCAGGACTTTTAAATGAAAATGATTCTGATATATCAACTATCGATGATCTAGTGGAATTTTTAGATTCTAAACCAGATATATTTGGTCAATATAGAGATCTAGAAGCAACATATGATGATGTAATATATAATGATGTACCTTCTAATTTAATACAAAAATACACTGGTCTAACTGAAAAAGATATACAGATTATGGATGATGAAAGAGACACATATTCTAAGAGTGCGGTTATGCATAATGGCACAGTATCAATTATTGGCGGTGAATAATAAATAATATATAGTAAACTTTAAAGGAACTCGAAAGGGTTCCTTTTTTATTGCTTAGAACTTTAAGTACAAAAGTATCAAAAGATAACGTACATTCTTTAAAAAGGAGTTATGAAATGTATTTTATCATTGAAACATCAGATCAGTTAAGTAAGCTGTCTCCAAGTGATTCATGCTTTATTCAAGTGATACCATCATCGGATAGGTATCATCCAGAGCTATCCAGATGCTCATTGGTCTACTATAATGATGGCGCCAAAGGATTTATATTCCCTGTAAATCATAGCGAAGGATTTAGCCTAGAAGTAGCTCAGATTCAATCTTTCATAAATCAGCATAAAACAGTCTATTTACTCGATAGGAAATTCCACTCATATTTTCTACAGCTTGACAATTCTATAGATTTAAACTTTATACGATTAGATCAAGGGGTAGAAGGTTCAAAACTTGAGTGCGATACTTTACTTCACAGAGATTTTGGAATAAGACTTGAGGCCTTATCAGTAGTAAATGAGATAATCCCTATAACCAAGCACTATGAAAGATGTCAGTGTCTATATAATAAAGTTCAATCACTATTTGACTTACAAGGAGATTACTCAATATTAAATAGAGCCTCTGATGCGTATAACTGGGTTGAAAAACAAGGCATTGCAGTAGATCAAACTAAATTTACTGAGGCATATGGTATTGAGAATAGCAAAAATTTTATAAAATCAGGTTTAGTCTACTCTTACTATAATATGTACAATACCACAGGCAGACCAACAAATTCATACGGTGGAGTCAACTTTGTGGCAGTTCCAAAGACAAAAGAATTCCGAGAGTGTTTTATCCCTAGACATGATTACTTAGTAGAATTTGACTTTGATGCATATCACCTTAGACTAATAGCCCAGCAAGTCAAGTATGAATTCCCAGATAAAGAAGAATCGATCCATACGCAGTTAGGCAGAGTATACTTTTTAAAACAAGAACTTAGCGAAGAGGAGTATACTAAATCTAAAGAGATCACATTCAAGCAGTTATACGGTGGAATAGATCAAAAATACGTAGATCACCCCTTTTTCTCAAAGCTTGGAGATTTTATCGATGATATTTGGAGAAGATATAAAAAAGACGGATCGCTTATACTCCCAACAGGCACACTACTAAGAAGAAACTCTGAGATGAATAAACTCAAGTTATTTAATTACTGGGTGCAAAATCTAGAGACAAAGAATAATACAAACAAGATAGAAAGATTACGAGAAGTTATTGGAGAGGCTCATAGCAAACTTATACTTATAACATATGACGCTTTTCTTTTTGATTATAGCATACAAGACGGTAAAGAATTCCTCATCAAAGTTAAAGATATTTTACAAGAAGGTGGATTCAAAGTAAAACATAAACACGCAAAAGACTATTTTTTCAATTAAAACCCGATATTTATAAACATAAGAAGGTTATGACAACAATCACGTTAACGCAAGAATCATTAATGAACAGGCTATTTTGTAGCTTTACTCCAAAAGATAAATTAGAACAAAGATTGGCTGAGATAAACAGTCAGTATAAGATTTTGTACAGCAAGATATTTGTGCTTGCATCTCCAGAATCTGAGGAGTACATGTGCACATACAATATAGAAGTAGAAGGACAAGAGACAACAATCTTAGGTAATACAATACTACTTCACAGAAAGAAAGAAACAAATACACTCTACACAATAAATGCCCTTAATACTTTGATCATGAACCTAAATAATGGTGTCATGGACAATAGATTTCCTATCAACTGGGCTGAGTACAGAAATTCAATGCTTCTCACACAAGGTAATGAGTTCCGTAAACTAAACACGATCGTACATAAAATCATTACGACTTCGTAGATCTATTTTTCTAGATCAAAATTTTCATGTAATATTAATCAATAAACAATTAGTTTTTCATATGGCAATTGACGTAAACGCCCTTAAGGCAAGATTAGCTGCGTTACAAAATCCCAAAGGTGCAAAAGGTGGAGATCAACCTAAGACGCTTTGGAGAGCAGCAGTAGGTAAACACTCGGTGAGAATACTCCCGTCTGTTTTTGACAAGACAAATCCGTTTAAAGAGATGTACATCTACTACGGAATTAATAACAAGACGATGATGTCCCCGGCATGTTACGATGAAAAGGATCCTATCGCAGAGTTCACACAAAAGCTCCGTAAGTCTTCAAACAAAGAAGATTGGCAGTTAGCAAGGAAGCTGGAACCAAAGATGAGGACAGTAGTACCAATTATCGTACGTGGAGAAGAAGACAAAGGCGTAATGCTTTGGGAATTCGGTAAGCAAGTATTCATGGAGCTTCTTGCGATCATGGAAGATGAAGACGTAGGCGATTACACAGATCCAATTTCTGGTCGTGATATCACAATTGAGACTACATCACCTGAGCAGAACGGTACAAACTTCAACCAGTCTAAAGTTAGGGTAAGGACAAAGATCACTCCGCTTTCTGAAGATGATAAACTGGTAAAGAAATGGTTGACAGAACAGCCAAATCCAGTAGATGCATATAAGCACTATTCTTACGAGGACATGAAAGCCGCACTTCAGGCACATCTCAACCCAGAAGAAGAAGTAGCAGAAAAACCAGCACCAGTAGCTGAAGAACAAGCAGAAACAATTGGTGACCTGCCTTGGGAAAAACCTGCACCAACATCAACTCCAAAGAGTAAAGAGACAAAATCTTTCTCACTGAGTACAAAGAAGACCGATACTGACAAAGCTATCGATGAATTATTTGATATCTAATCAAAATCTAAACAGGTTACATGGCAAAAGCGGAAAAGAAAGAAGGGCTCAACGGAGCCCTTTCTAAAGCTATAAAAGGCGAATTCAGCCTGGACAAATTCAAAAAGTCCAAAAATCTATCAAGCACATCGGTAAAGTTTAAAGAAACACGGTGGATTCCACTATCTAAATCTTTCCAAGATACACTGCAAATTCCTGGTGTAGCAATGGGACATATTACCCTGCTGCGAGGTCACTCTGATACTGGAAAGACTACAGCACTTCTTGAGGCGGCAGTAAGTGCACAGAGTATGGGAATATTACCTGTATTCATAATCACCGAGATGAAATGGTCATGGGAACATGCTAAATCAATGGGACTACAATTCAATGAAGTAGTAGATGAGACCACTGGAGAAGTAGTTGACTATGATGGCTTCTTTATCTACGTTGACCGTGAAAAGATGAATTGCGTTGAGGATGTTGCAGGTTTTATGGCAGATATACTCGATGAACAGAAAAAGGGAAATCTACCACATGACATTTGTTTCTTCTGGGACTCTGTAGGATCAATACCATGTAGACTTAGCATTGAATCAAACTCAAATAACAATGAGTGGAATGCAGGCGCAATGAGTCAGCAATTTGGTAACTTTATCAACCAGAGGATTATCATGTCCAGAAAAGAAAGTCAACCATATACAAATACTTTGGTGGCAATCAATAAAGTCTGGGTGGCAAAACCTGAAGTTCGTATGGGTCAACCTAAACTTCAAAACAAAGGTGGTAATACAATGTGGTTTGATGCGTCTCTGGTAATCACTTTCGGTAATATCACAAATGCTGGCACAAACAAAATCAACGCAAGTAAAGGTGGTAAGCTAGTAGAGTTTGCAAAGAGGACAAGACTAAGTTGCGATAAGAACCACATCACAGGCGTAACAGCGGTAGGTAAAGCAATCATGACAGTGCATGGGTTTATCAATGACGATAAAAAAGAACTCGATGCCTATAAGAAACAGCACGCTCATGAATGGCTTAAGACACTAGGAGGAACAGACTTTGATCTTGTAGAAGAACCAGAAGACACTCCAGATATTTACGACACAGAAGAATAAAATCAAAAAAATGAATAAAAGTTATCAAGACATCCTCGATTCTTTGACGAACGAGAAGGAAGAGCTAGGCATAAACTCCAAGGTCTTTTTAGTAGACGGGCTCAACAACTTTTTGAGGTCCTTTGCAATGATCCAACACGTAAACCCAGCAGGACAGCATATAGGAGCTCTAACTGGTTTTCTCAAGTCAATGGCGTACGGGATGAGATTGGTAAGACCAACTCGTGTCATAGTTGTATTCGACGGTAGGGGTAGCTCAACAAATAAGCGCTACCTCTATCCAGAATATAAAGCAAACAGAGGCGTAAAACGTATCACTAACTGGGATATGTTTGATAATCAAGAAGAGGAGAGTGAGGCAATCAAGAACCAGCTTCTGAGGCTCGTGGACTACTTAAGATGCCTACCTATAGATCTTATATCCATTGATAAAATAGAGGCAGACGATGTCATAGGATACATCGCAAAACGCATTGGAGATGAAGTAACAATCATGTCCTCAGACCGAGACTACCTTCAGCTTGCATCAGATCGTATCAGCATATACTCACCAACTAAGAAAAAGTTTTACGGACCAAAAGACGTGCTAAAGGAGTACGAGGTTACTGCAAACAACTTCTTGACTCAGAAAGTACTTCTTGGAGATAAAGGCGATAATGTACCAGGAGTAAAAGGATTAGGCATCAAGACTTTGCTAAAACATTTTCCAGAATTAGGAGAATCACATACTATTAATCTAGAGCAGGTCTTAGATAAATGTAAAGACAGTGCAACTCCAATACTAAAGAAGATATACGATTTTAGAAGTCAACTACATATCAATAAGCAGCTGATGGACTTAGATGAACCTAATATCCCAGAAGATGCACAAGTTGAAATAAATGACGTAATGGAAAATCCAAATAAAGAGTATAGTTCTACAGAGTTTACAGAGATGTATACTGAAGATCAACTTGGACAAAGCATCACAAATTTACCATCTTGGTTGTTTACTAATTTTAAATACTTAGCAGAATACAAATAAATCAACATAAAAAGTTATGGCACAATTAAACACGCTTAATGCGTACGGAAGTGGATTCCAAGTAAAAGTATTATCAAGTCTACTTAAGCACAAAGAGTTTCTTCAGACAATCAATGACGTGGTAGAACCTGAGATGTTTGACTCTCCAGCATCACAATGGATAGTAAAAGAAATCCTGAGGTATTACTACAAGTACCACACAACTCCATCTCTTGAATTCCTACAAGTTGAGGTAAAGAAGATTGACAATGAAGTGCTTAAAGTTTCAGTAGCAGAGCAAGTAAAAGAATCACTGAAAGCTGCAAATGAGGACAGAGATTATATCGAGCAGGAATTTTCAGGTTTTTGTAAGAATCAGCAACTTAAAAAGGCACTTCTAAATTCAGTAGATCTTCTTGGCAAAGGTCAATTTGAGGACATACGATCTATGATTGACAGAGCTCTTAAAGCTGGAGCAGACAAGAACATAGGACATGAGTATGCTAAGGATATTGAGCAGAGATATAGAGAAGATGATCGCGCAGCAATTCCAACACCGTGGACTCATGTAACAGAACATCTTATGGGAGGACTTGGCAGAGGAGATCTTGGTCTTATATTCGGAGGACCTGGCTCTGGTAAATCATGGTTCTTAGTAAATCTTGGAGCATTTGCAGTACAGGCCGGGTATACAGTAGCACACTATACTCTTGAGCTCTCAGATATCTATACTGGCAAAAGATATGACTCTGTATTTACTGGAATTGATTTTAAAGATGTTCATAATCACAGAGAAGTAGTAGATAGGGCAGTACAAAACCTTCCAGGATACTTGATAGTAAAAGAGTTTCCAATGGGTAAAACTACTGTAAATGCAATTGAGTCTCATATCAGAAAGTGTGCAGATCTTGGACATAAACCAGATCTGATCATAATTGACTATATTGATCTTCTTAAATCAAACAGGAAATCAGTAGATATAAAAGATGAGATAGATGATGTGTATACCGCAGTTAAAGGTATGGCAAGAGAGTTGAATACTCCAATCTGGTCAGTATCTCAAGTAAACAGGGCCGGAGCAAAAGATGATATCGTAGAAGGAGACAAGGCCGCAGGTTCATACAATAAAATCATGATTGCTGACTTTATTATGTCACTATCAAGAAAGAGAGCTGATAAATTAAACAAAACAGGTAGGGTACACATCATGAAGAATAGATATGGTCAAGATGGTATGACATACAATGCTCAAATAAATACTGATAATGGTAGTATAAAGATTGATGATAGTGAACTTACTGAAGAAGAAATACAGACAATGCAAGCTCAAACAAACGGACAATTTAAAACTTCAGATAAATCTAGTTTAACCTTTGAGGAAAAATCTATACTCAGTAAGAAGTTTTTTGAACTCTCGAAGTAATTTGCCGATATTTATTGATACAAAGAAAACGAATAAAACATGGCAAATTTTTTAATAGACTTGTTCAAGAAAGCACAAAAGTCAGATGGTCTTAGAACCGCTGATGCTCCTACAAAATATAATGATAACATTGCAGCTTTGAACGCAACTGATCAATCAGCGCCAACTACATCAAAGTTAGCAAAGGCTCAGGTTAATACTCCAGTTTCATCTGGAAATTCTACAATCCCAGGCAAGTAAAATTTTAAGGTAAAATACATCCAATCAATTAATAGGCGTCACACCGGCGGCCTACGTTATAAACTATTCTCAAAAATTTAGAAAAAATGAATATTGCACAAGAAATACTATCGGATATTACGGTACATATGAAGTACTCCAAATATTTGCCAGAAGAAAAAAGAAGAGAGTCCTGGACAGAACTGGTAGACAGAAACAAGGCTATGCACATCAAAAAGTATCCACAACTGGAAGCTGAGATAGAGCAAGCGTACACAATGGTATATGATAAGAAAGTTCTGCCATCGATGAGGTCACTTCAATTTGGAGGTAAACCGATTGAGATTTCTCCAAACAGGGTATACAATTGTGCATATCTTCCAGTTGATGATCTACACGCATTCTCTGAGACGATGTTCTTGCTTTTAGGTGGAACTGGAGTTGGTTTTTCAGTACAGACACATCACGTAGAAAAGCTTCCAGAGATTAGAAAACCAAATCCAAAAAAGCATAAGAGGTTTTTAGTAGGTGACTCAATAGAAGGTTGGGCAGATGCGGTAAAAGCAGTGATCAAATCTTACTTTAAAGGAGGTTCTACAATGAGCTTTGACTTTTCTGATATTCGTCCAAAAGGTTCAATGCTGGTAACATCCGGTGGTAAAGCTCCAGGTCCTCAGCCACTAAAAGAATGTCTGCTTAAATTAGAAGGCATACTCAGTCAGAAAGAAGACGGAGATAAACTGAGCTCGATAGAAGTGCATGATATGGTTTGTCATATTGCAGACGCAGTACTTGCCGGTGGTATCAGAAGAGCGGCACTTATATCTCTATTCTCAGCTGATGATGATGATATGATTGGTTGTAAATCAGGAAATTGGTGGGAACTTAATCCACAGAGAGGTAGAGCAAATAACTCGGCGGTACTTCTAAGGAATAAAATCACAGAAGAATTCTTTATGGATCTGTGGGAAAAGATCAAGAACTCAGGATCAGGTGAACCAGGTATCTACTTAAGCAATGATAAAGATTGGGGTACAAATCCATGTTGTGAGATTGCGCTCCGCCCATATCAGTTCTGTAATCTGTGCGAGGTAAACGTGTCAGACGTAGCAGACCAAGAAGATCTAAACAACAGAGTAAAAGCAGCAGCACTTATAGGAACATTACAAGCAGGGTACACAAACTTCCACTATCTGAGATCAGTATGGCAGAAGACCACTGAGAAAGAGGCGCTTATCGGAGTTGGTATGACTGGAATTGGATCTGGAGTAGCACAGACTCTAAACCTTGAAGAGGCGGCAAAGCTAGTAAATGAAACAAATGCGGCGATTGCAAAGATCATAGGAATCAACCCGGCTGCAAGATGTACAACCATAAAGCCATCAGGCACATCATCTTTGGTTCTAGGAACCTCATCAGGCATACATGCGTGGCATAATGAGTATTATATCAGGAATGTGAGAGTAGGCAAGAATGAGGCAATCTATACATATCTAAACATAAACCACCCAGAGCTAGTACAAGATGAATACTTTAGGCCACATGATACAGCAGTAATCTCAGTTCCACAAAAAGCACCACAAGGATCTATACTGAGAACAGAATCGGCGTTGGATCTTCTTGAGAGAGTAAAGCTATTCTACAAAGGTTGGATCAAGCCAGGACATAGAACAGGTCAGAACACTCACAACATCTCAGCAACAATATCGATAAAAGACAATGAGTGGGAAGCGGTTGGTGCATGGATGTGGGAAAACAAAGCATACTACAACGGGCTTTCAGTACTTCCATTCTCAGACCATACTTACATTCAAGCTCCTTTCGAGGATTGCACAGAAGAGAAATATGAGCAGATGATGAAATCACTTTCTAATATAGATCTTAATATGGTCGTTGAAATGGATGACAATACGGACTTGAAAGATCAGGTAGCTTGCGCTGGAGGTGCTTGCTTAGTATAATTAATATTTATAATATATAGTAAAATAGAAAGAGGCCCCGTAAGGTCTCTTTTTACTTTGAAGAAATATTACAATTCTTCGATAAAAGGTTGTATATTTGACTTATGACATTCACATTTACAATCGAGACGCTATATCTAGCAGTGATATTCGTACTCATGATTTTACAAGTGTATCAATTCAGACTTATACACAAATTAAGACAAGATCATAATGCGCTTTGGATGCAAGTTCAGAATTTTGTACTGGCAGCAGCGACAGCAGTGGCTAAACTCGAAAAGAAGATAGATGACAAATAGTCAAGGATTTGGAGACACCATAGCAAAATTCACCCATTTTTTTGGACTGGATAGATTTGCTTCATGGTTTGCAAAGAAAGTGTTAGGTTTAGAAGACTGCGGCTGTGAAAGGCGGCAGAGCAAACTAAACAAGTTACTCCCATACAGAAAAAATAAAGTTTATGATAGAAAGGATATATTTGAAAGTAAATACTTTGAGTCAAGTCAAGGAGATGATCTCCCACATCAACGATCATGAGTTAATTTCATTTGACACCGAAACAAATTCTCTAAATCCCAGAACAGGTAAAATTATAGGCTTCTCTGTGTCAGGCGCTAAAGGCCTTGGCTACTACATGCCTACGATGTTATTTGTCAATGGTGAGCTCCTGGACGCTAAGATTGATGATATTTTATGTCATGATATAGCCAAGAGGGTCATATCATTATTAGTAGGCAAAAAGCTGATTGGTCACAACTTATCATTTGACTCTAGATTCGTTAAAAACTTCTATGGCATAGATCTTATAGAAAGCATTTATGCAGATACAATTCTCATGGTACACACAGTTCAAGAAGAAGGTGCCAACTCTGAGAATGGTCTAGGTTCATTTGCCCTTAAAGAAGTTGCAAAGAGTATTCAAACTCACATTGGTATTGACATAGACACTGAGGCAAACCAAGAGCAGATAGAACTTAAAGAATCTATAAGGGCAAATGGTGGATCAGTCACAAAGGATAACTATGAGATTTGGAAAGCAGACATTGATATACTTTCAAAATATGCATGCGCTGATACCGATCTTGCGCTTAGAGTATTCGAGTACTATTTACAAAAGATAGAAGAGCAAGGTCTAACTCAATTCTTCTTCTTTGATGAGGTTATGCCACTTTATAGAGAGGTTACAATACCTATGGAGGACCGAGGTGTAAAACTAGATCTTGAATTGATCAAATCATCAAGAGAAAAGATTAACGCCGAGATGACTAAATACTCAAATCTTGTAGTAGAAGATTTACTTGGCAGAGAAGAAGTCAAAAGATGGATCATAAGAAAAGCGCAAGAAGCATTCCCACCAAATAATAAAGGATCATTCGCCCAAGAGACAGTAAGATACTACAATATTGATCTCCCCACATCAGAAACTTCAGGCAAATACAGCATTACAAAAACCAATCTCGAAAAGCTTACAGATTCTTCAGTAAAAACATTCTTACTTGATGGGTTTGAGTATGTTTTAGATCAAGAGGACTTAGATAAAATAAGCATGATTCTTTGGAAAAAGGACAATGATAATGCGTATTTCAATATACAGTCAAAAGATCAAATGGGAGATATCGCCTTTAATGCTCTTGGGATAAAACCACTATCAGAGACAAAGAAAGGTAAACCGCAATTTGATGATGATCTTATCCAAAGCATCGCTGATCAACACTCTTGGGCTTCTAAGCTAAGAATATATGGCAAGCTGTTAAAGATCAAATCTACGTACATGGATCGCTTCCTGGACGCACATGAAGATGGTAGGTATTACTTCTACTATAAACAACATGGCACAGTATCTGGTAGATATGGCTCTGATGCGCAGCAGCTTCCAAGACCAAAAGAAGAAGGTGAAGATGATCCAATAGTAATAGAGTATACAAACTTGGTGAGAGCATTCTTTATATCAGAAGAAGGCAATGCATTTATCGACTGTGACTATGAATCACTCGAGCCTCACGTATTTGCCCACGTTTCTGGAGATGAAGGTCTTAAGGATATCTTTAGAAATAACTGGGACTTCTATTCGACGATTGCAATAAAGACAGAAAAGCTTGATCAATATTCTCCAGATAAAAAGGCAGAGAACTTCCTTAGAAAACATGCGCCAGCTCTTAGAAATAAAGCAAAGGCATACGCACTTGGTATTCCATATGGCATGGGAGCTTATGCGCTTGGAATGAACTTAGACATACATCAAAAGAAAGCACAGATCTTAGTCGATGGTTATCTTGATGGTTTTCCTGCGCTAAAACAATGGATGGAAGACTCAAAGACTCAAGCACAAACTCAAGGATATGTAAAGACCCAAGTAGGCAGGATAAGACACTTAGATAAAGTCAAAAAGATCTATGAAACTCTTGGTGATGCTATTACTGATTGGCAAGTAAGAAATATGCTAAGCAAGCAGTATGGTAAAGAGAAAGTCACTAAGATATACAGAGATTATGTCAATGGTATCAATAATGCAAGAAACGTACAGATACAAGGACTCTCAGCATCAATAGTAAACCGAGCAGCAATCGCAATAAACCGAGAGCTAAAGAAGAGAAGCATAAATGGTTGGGTATGTGCTCAGATCCATGACCAGATAGTAGTTGAGATACCAGAAGAAAACGCAGAAGAATGTGCAATATTAGTACAAGACTGCATGGAGAATACCACAAAGATCAGCATAAAATTAAAAGCACCTCCAGCAATATCACACAACTGGAGAGATGGTCACTAAAATATAGAGTTATGAAACAATTAGTATACAACGCGACAAAATGCCATGAATGTGGAAAAACCATAGTCAGCTACTATAGACATGATTATCAGGAGTGTGGATGTCCTAATCGTGCTATGGTAGATGGTGGACTTGATTATAGTCGCTATGGTGCAATAAACATAGAGAAAATAGAACATATAGAGGTCTACTATGATGAGCCATTCGAAAAGGTAAGACAATACGCATTCCGTGGTGGTAGAGGCAAGGATGGAACTGAACCACTAACTTATACACCAATATGTGAGATGAATGACCAATGGCTTGAGGCTGTGTTAGAGTATGGTGGTGCGTATTGGCATTTAGAACTGATCAAAAAAGAAATTGAATACCGTAAAAATAAATAGCATGAAATACTCAATAATCATAGTGGCATTGACTCTTAGCTCATGCACTCCAAAATTCAACAAACTCAAAACCACAGATGCAAAATTCTCTGTATGGACAATCGTAGAAAAGTATGAAGTCTATGACACTGGGTGTGCATATTACTGGAATCGAGGCAGAAATTCATTTATAGACGATTGTAATAAATACGACGTTGGAGACACAATAAAACATCAATAAAAATTTTAGGAAAAACATGAACGAAATATAATTTGCATATATTTATCAATGAAACACCCATAATCGTGTTAGTCTTGGGATAACTTCCCTTGAACAGTCATAGGCTGTAAAAAGATTAGCACTATTGTAAACAAACATAAAAAAGGAAAATCATGTTCGCACCAAAATTGCCAGTGTGGTATAGCTCATTTACAGCTGGACCAGAGGCACACATCACATCAAAAAAGTCTAGACTTAAGATCTACGACAACAAAAACATCTATCTCAAAGACGAATCAAATTTCGAGATAGAACTACACAATCCAACATCATTAAGATACATGGCAAAGATTTGGATCAACGGCAAGTTGGTTTCCAAGTCTGGTATTGTTATTAATCCAGATCAGAGAGTATATCTTGAAAGATTTATCGATGAGAATGCAAAGTTTGTATTTAAAACATTTGAGGTCGATGATGTAGAAGAAACAAAAGCAGCAAGAGAAAAGAATGGTCTTATCAAAGTAGAATTCTATCCAGAGATCCAGACTATCAGAACTCCAACTACAATTACAACAGTATCGCCTCCGGTATTCTATGACTCATATTACTATAGTGCATCAGACAAGATTGTAGGATATGGAGTAAGTAGCTTCTATTCATCTACTTCAGTTTCAGGTCCTAATATAAGAACTACAGGACTTGGCAAGAGTGTTCTCAATGAGGCAACTACCGATTCTATTGAGACAGGCAGAGTAGCGCAAGGAGATAAATCAAGTCAGACATTTGCATCCACATCAGGAAACTTTACACAGACTCCATATTACACTTATGAGATACAATTGCTCCCAGAATCACTAAAGGCTGTAGAGGCCAGTGAGATCAGAAATTACTGTGGAGAATGTGGAGTAAGGATCAAAAAATCAAATTGGAAGTTCTGCCCAAATTGCGGAGAAAAATTATAAAAATCAAATAGGTTGTGGGTGTTTCATTTATTCCACTGAAAAGAAAGGTTTTATTTTATCAAAAGAAAATAATATAATATAGTTATGAGGAGCGTTAGCATAGACGTTGATGTTGATCTAGATGATATAGTCCGATCTATTTGGAGAAAGGACGACAAGCTAGACTTACTTGAATTATTGCTCGATGAATTAGAAGCAAAAGATGTTCTTAAGGCAATCAAATCACACGAAAATTATAGAGACATGACAAACCAGATCAGAACCGCACTTGTAGGTGATGATACGAGTTTTACATATGCCTGTAATAAAATCTCGGCAAATCGCTGGAGAATGAATCTAGAAGATGAACAGTACATTTTAAATTTAGCAGACAAATTATAGACATGAACATTAAACCAAAAAATGGGTACATCG